CTTAATTTGTTCATGCTTCCACCTCACACATAATATTTGCGTTCTAAATTAATCATCTCTTGTCTAAGTTCAATTCCTAGACGTTTGATTTTTGATTTGTTAGCCGCTGACGACGTCCACCTGTTAGGTGGTTCTTTAGAGAGTTCTTCACATTCCGAGATGTACCTATCACACATATTCTTTATGTAATCTAATTCATCCATCTACTTCCACCATTTCCACCTTATATTTTCGTGCGTTGCGATATTTCACACCACGTAAGCGGTGTAATTCATTAATCGCATCGTTTTTATTACTGAAGACATGCTCGCTGTCTTCCATGCCGTCGTAATAGACGATAATTTTGTATTTCATATCTCTACTAATCTCCTTCCATTTTCCGATGTTCTGCGGGCATATACCGGTGTGCCATAGTACCCAACAGTGCTATCCGATACTCCTAATTGTTCAGCTATTTCACGCTTAGTTCCCATTGCTAGCAATTCTTCACCCTTGTAGAGTGCAAACTCTTTCGCTCGCATAGCTTCATCATCTCCTTTAGTAATTCTTCATCCGGTAACTGCTCTAGTGTCAGAATGCGATTGAGCTTCTTTGCACTGATTCCTAGTTTTGCACTGATATATTCCATATCCTCATGGTTAGCCCAGAACCACTTCGAGAATTCTTGTGTTTGACCTAACACACTTGTGTGGTCATAACTGCCCGGAGCGTATACACCAACCAGCTTATCTTTGTACTTGCTGTTCATTCCAACTCCGTAATTTCAAATTCAATTCGTGGGTTAGGGCTGTACTTCTTGCGAGCTCTTAAATCGCAAACGATACTGTCATCCGTCCAGACGATACCCTTCTTATCAACCTTGTTGTAACCAGCGTTTGAAATGCTATCAAAGAGTGCTTTTACCAGATTGTCAATATCGGGCTTTCTGAAATGCCATAGCGTTTCAGCCATGAATTTCTTGAATGCGTCCCACGTTTTAGCTCTAGCTTTTGGCGTGGGCTTTTTTGATACGTTCAAAGGTGCCTTCATGTAAAAGGTGACATCAACCATGATTGGGCCGTCAAAGAATTGCCCGTCATATTCTTGCTCGATAAGTTGTGAGCACTGACGACGCCACGCCTTCATTTTAGGGTCTTCATAAGTTCCAAATTTGCTGAATCGTGGCCTTGTTTGTGGTTTAGGCTCGATATTTAAAATCATTTTCATGTTTCAACCACCACAATCTCGTAATTATCGAGCGTTCTCCCATTTTTAATAACATTGCTCAAATAGCTTTTATTTCTCCCAAGAAATACACTAGCCGCTCTTAAACTGTCGAATTTCATTGTTACACCGTCCGCCTTGCTTACTAGAGTCACTTTCTTATTTGTTTGTAGCAAACCGTTTTTGAACGCATGCCTTATGTTTTCAGACCTTGTCACCCATTCAAGATTTTCTACGGAGTTATCTAATGGATTACCGTTTTTGTGATTGACATAGTCTTTATTTTCTGGGTTTGGTATGAAAGTTTGAGCAATCAGCCTACTCACTAGGTGAGTTGTCATCTTTTTGTTTTTCCACAATTTCACTCGCTTATCATAGTGATTGCTTCTTTTCCTTTTTTCTATCTGAGGTTTTATCTCTCTTTGTTTCCAAACTCTTTTTGTTGTCTTTCCTCTTACAAAACTATAAGTTGTTTTATTTTTGCAGGACCAAATTGTCCCATCCGAATGTGCTTCATATATCCCCTCATACCCCTTTATTTCTTTAACATCCATAAACCCTCCTCAAATTAGAACGGTAGCATATCACTACTGATATCCATTGGGTTTGCGTTTCCGTATGGGCTGCTATCCCTCGCAAAGTTTGGCCCTTGTTGTTGTGGTGCTTGCTGCCCATAAGGCCCTGCATAGCCGCTATCATTGCCAAATGCTCCCGATGTATTGCCTTGAGTAGCGTTGCTACCTTCACGCGCTGCACGGCTTTCTAACATTTGGAAGTTCTCAGCGACTACCTCGGTCACATATACCCGTTGACCTTGCTGATTCTCGTAGCTACGGGTCTGAATGCGTCCAGTAATTCCAATCAAAGCACCTTTTTTAGCCCAGTTAGCCAAATTCTCAGCTTGCTGACGCCAGATAACGCAGTTGATGAAGTCTGTTTCACGTTCGCCGTTAGCGTCCTTGAAGTTGCGGTTGACGGCGAGGCTGAATGTAGCTACTGCGATGTTACTGGTTGTGTATTTTAGTTCTGGGTCACGGGTTAGGCGCCCAACAAGACAAACTGAATTGATCATTTGTTTTCCCTTTCTCTCTATTCACGGTTTAAAAAATCATCCAACGTTAGAACCTCATGTAGTTTTTTCTGCGATTTGCAATAATCGCAATGCCCACACTTCTTAGGTTCTTCGTTTCCAAGCGATACTTGATATACTCTAGGGGCGTGCTCTGTGATATAATTTAGCCCCTCTGTGAGCCATTCCTCAGTCAGTTCGATAATTTCCTTATCTGGCTGTTTCTCTTTCGATACGGCCACAATAAACGGCTTGAATGTTGGATAATCCATTTGGCGTAGCAATTCTAAATAAGTCCCTAGTTGGACATGGTATTGAAACCCTAGAATGTTATTGACGGCAGTTGGTACTTTAGCATGCAATTCCTCTGACCATTCCTTAGTCCAGATAGATTTCATGGTCTTTAAATCGACCACATAGCCTTTTGAAAAGTTGATACTATCCAATTTCCCTTTGAATGGCACGCCAGCAATGAAACCAGTAACAATCTTTTCTTTTTCGACTTTGTCACCTTTCTTGCCGTGATAAAGATTATTGAAAAGTGCGTCGTCCTTAAGTGTGTCGATAACCTTCTCAGCTAACTTGAAATCAGATAACAGCCCATAAGGTTTGCGGCTTGAGAACATAGCTTTTTTGTTATCTTCTTTGAATTTCTCGTGTGCTTCCTCACTCTCAAAGTAGCTATGGACGTAGTTTCCGAAAAGTAGAGGTTTTTGATCTCGTTCATCATCCCAAACACCATCATCAATAGCCTTAGCTCTAGCCTCGCATTTCATGTATTCCTTGAATCGACTTACAGACATATAGGTTTTGTCAGAATAATAATTATCATCCGTCAAAATTGTTAGTTCAGTCATTTTCTACCTCTTTGATTTTGGTTGAATCACCTTCGAACAAGCTGACTTCTTCGATGATTTCACCAGTTTCAGCGTCTACGCTTTTTTCAGCTTCATCGCTCATGAGGTCGCCTAAAAGTGTTTGGGTGTCCTCGTTTTTTGGTGTAACATCGATAGGGTCAGATTTGACTTCCTCAGCTTGATTATCCGAGATAAGCCCTTCTTGCATTTCAGTTGAAAGCGGGGCATACTTACTCAAAATGCTCTTGAGTACGGTTTTTTGAGCCATAGCGTCAAAATCTGTTGACCAAGGCCCTCTTGCATAGGTCTTCGAAAATCGTTTCCCATGTGATTCTGCTTGTTCTTTTGTCCAGAATGTCAGTTTTTTAAAGCCATTTACAAGCTCGAAAGTGGCAAAATAGCCATACACTTCGTCTTCTGGTTGGGTGAAATCAATGTCCAATGTTTCAAATAATGGATCATACGACTTGAATTGTGCTTTATAGACCTTACCAGAATTGATGGCCTTAAACTGACCAGAGCGGATAGCTAGCTGGATAAGTCCTTTGTAACCTAGTTGAAATTGTGCGTCTTGTTTGTATGGCACAATGTAGGCAAAGCCCAAACTTGGCTCGATAGGTAGATTTAATACCGCTGCTTTCATCGCTGCCGTCATGATTGATGTATTACTTGCTCGTGCTAGTAGATTGTTGTTATTTACGATTGACAATAGACTGGCTGTAAATTGTCGCTCGTTCCCGTTCAACACCTCTTGAAATTTCTGTTTGACTGCCGGGGTGTTGAAAAAATCTTTGTGTGCTAATTGATTTGTCATGTTGTTCTCTCTTTCATTTTTTTGTAAAAGTGTTTTCTTGCGTGTTTTTGAACTTTCATTTTTGTCCAAGGTATATTTATACCGTCAAGGTGTTTCTTCTTCTCAGAAGTGCTTTCTTGATACCCTCTCGCACCTTAAAATTGATTTTACGGTTGTTTCTTTCTTGGCGGTCTAGCGAATGGGCTGACTGTACCTTCTTTCAATTTTGCGTGAATGTAAATTCTGCGACCTCTATCGTCTAATTCCTCCGAAATAATTTCATAGAGCTCTAAACGTTTTTCAATCTTGGTAATATGTCTGCGTACACTTGTTTCAAAGTACCAAGATTTTTCTAATTCGTCATATCGTACAACTGTTTCTCGTTCTTCTGGTAAATAAGCCATTTTCTTTCTCCTTTCCCTAGCGTGCTAAAAAACCACTGTTGATTTTTTAGCAAATGCCATATATTCGTTTAATTTCTCGATGAATGAGTATAGGTCTAGTTCATCCATTATTTTCTGTTTGTGTTCCTCTGAAAACACAAGTCCATGAATACGCTCGTAGTCTTCAAAGAGCTTTAGCTTAACTTCTTCTCCCGTCATAATCTATCCTTCCGCCTTTAGTTGATTAAGCGTGTATCGTTTATCTTCGATGTCTACTGCCCTGAAAACATTCCCTTCTAGTCCAGTACGTATACGACTTGCGACCCGTTCGCTGTAAAGGTTTGCTATTTCATTGTTGCTTAGATTGGTTGTGATAATAGTGTTCTTCCGATGGCTTAACACATCAAAGATAAATTCTTCTTCCCACGCTGACTTAGATTGCCCTGAGTTTCCAAGCTTAACGCCTAAATCATCAAGAAATAAGTAGTCAGCTTCCATAAGTATCCTTGAATAATAACTTTCTTTGCTTTCAAACTTAAAGCTTTCTCGGACTTTTCTTAGAATTTCTGTGAGATTGACAAATAGCACGCTTTTGGGATTGCCTTTATCTTTGTAGGTTTCATTCAGTGTTTTAGCCATGGCGACAGTTAAATGAGTCTTACCAACTCCAGTAGTACCAGTTAGCAACGTGTTTCCTTCGAAGCCATTAAGATATTTCTGTGTTTGCGCTTTGGCAAAATCAAGCATCTGTTTTTCTTGGATTGTCTTAACAACAAAATTATCAAAGGATGCCGACTTTAAATCTTCAGGAATTGTACTGTCTCTCATGAGTACATCATAAGTTCTTAAGTAGAGGTTGTTTTTCAAACTCTCTTTTACCAGTTCTTCTTCTTTTTTGTCTCTTTGTTCTTTGGCACATTTTGGGCACACTGGAGAGGGTTTGCGTGGTTCGTCTTCCCCTGCAATTTTAACGGGAATATTGAGTTGCATCATAGGTAGCCCATGAATTGGACACCTCCCGTCTAGCCTTTTCGTGTTTGCGATAATTTCAGCTTGTGTTAGCATGTATTACCTCTTTTCTAAAATGGGTTTTCGTCTGCTCTAGAAGCCCCATTCTTCATTGATTTCTGACTCTGCGCTAGTGTTGTTCTTGCTCTTGCGATTAGCCTTGCTATTTCTAACGAGTTCAACCGTCATTAAGTTGTCTTGTTTCCAACGGTTTAGAATAGCTTTGATATAAGCAAAGTTCGCCTTACCTTGGCTTACTGCTTCTTTTAGAGCTTCAAGGATGACGTCAGCGTTAAAGTCTTCTAGCATATACTGCAAATCTTCCATTTGTAAGGGTGATAGAGCTTTTCCTGTTTCTTGCTCAAAAGATTTGTAGAGATTTGCAAAATCTTGATTGAAAGGAGTGGTGGGGGTTGGTTGTTTTTCTTCTCTTACCTCTACTCCCCTATCCTCTCCTATACTATCCTTACCTCTCCTATCCTCTCCTATGCACCCATTTGGTTGACGACTGGTTGTCACTTGGTTGTCACTTGGTTGCACGTCTGATAACCACTTGTATTTATTGCCTTCCACTAGCGCTATTTGTTGCATTTCCTCTACGAATCTAGTGGCTTTCTTTCTATCTTTTCTTATGGAGTTGTGTTCCGTCCAATCCGTTATAACCACTACTCCGGTATCAAACAAAAGCACATAATTACCCTCGACCAAAAGTTTCATGTCATCTTTTGTTGAACCTATAAATCTCATGACGGTTCTGGGGTTTGCGACAAATCCGTCATCGTCTGCCTCTAGGTTTAAGAAGAAATACAAAACCTTTGTTGTTGGAGGTAAATCAAGAAAATCGTCTGTCATTAGAACATCTTTACTGAACATTCTTCTGTTTGCCAATTGTTCCTCCTTTTCTTTTGTGTTATAATTTAAGTAATTTGTTTTTGATGAACGCACCTACTTTGTGGGTGTTTTTTAATGCCTTCCCTCCCACCACTTCAATCATTTAATTAATTATTTTTTTCAAAAATGCTTTGATTTCGTCTCTTGTAACTTCGTTACGTTCTGGCTGTAGAATACGATGTTTTTATTGTTTTCTTTCATGGCTGTTATTCCTCACATTCGTTGTGCTTCTTAAAGCTTAATGTCAAACTCGCGATACCTGCTGCGATAACCACAAGACCAAGAGTTGACATGATACCTTCCTTCTCCCCAGTGTTAGGGAGAACACCACCATAAACGGCTGTTTTTGGTGTCTCTTTGCTCACTGGTGCGAGGTTGTAAGATACTGCGACAGATTGTGCCGCTTTTTTATCAACGCTCGTTTTAGGGGCTTTTTCTGGCGTGCTAGGTTTTTCTGGTGTTGGTTCCTCTGGGATGTGCAATTCTGGCAAATCGAGGATAGGTGCATCGTTCGGAACTACTCCCCCTTCGAATGGTGGGAGTTCACGTTCTTCTGGGATTCCCGGAATGCCTCCTTGGAATTCAGGCTTATCGTGTACTGGTGCTTCATTTGGTACTGTACCGATAGGCTCATTGTATTCTGGAATTTCAACCACTGGTGGGTCAATAGGTACTACGCCGCCTTCAAATTCCGGTTTTTCATATTTAGGGGTGTCGTTAGGAACCGTGCCGATAGGTTCGTTATACTCCGGCAATTCACGGACTTCAGGGATTCCGGGGATGCCGCCCTCAAATTCCGGGATGTCAACTTTTGGAGCTTCACGAGGAATTTCAAACGTTGGCTCCGGTTTGTTCTCGCCGCTGGCATCACCTTTACCACCGACTAGTTGAATCTTCGTATATGAGACGGCACCGTCTGATTCAGCTTTTAGCTCAATCTTGTTAGTAGGGTTGGTGCTATCTTTTACAGCATTTACAAGTTTAGTCTTGTAGTACAAGTAAACCATGTGGTCTAAACGGTCCATTTTGATTTCAAAGCCATGCTCTGATTTTGAAATAGACTTAACTAAGTCCATAGCTGAGCCTTTGTCAATCCAAGGATCTAAACTATCAATATTTTTTACTTCAAAGTAGTTATCAACCAACTTTTGATTATCGCTCATGGTATCAATGATAGTCACATAGTTGAGCACTTTCTTAGCATAATTGACACGAGCAGTCCAGTTAATCACAGTAGGGTCTTCTTTGTCTTGAAATCCCCATTTAGCGATAAGTTCATCTTTACCAATGACTTCCTCATTACCAACATTAGCTGTTACCACAGTGCCGTTAAAGTTGACATTTACTGGCTTACCTGCCACAACTTTATCTGTCCAACTTGCATCAAGTTTTAGACTCATGCTCTTATTTAGAGGATGTGACTTAAAGTAGTCATTGAATACAGTTGTCACCTTGTTAGTGTTGGCATCGGCTGTAGCTTTGCCGACAACTGCTTTTTCTGGGTTATGCACGTCAAATTCGTAAGAGGTTTGGAATTTCACTTCTTGAGGCAAGTCGAAAGTAACCTTGTCGCCCTCGTTAACCGGCACATTGTCTGGAATTTGAATATCTTTATACTCAACTTCAAACGGGCTATATTTGCCGTTGCCATTAGGGAAAGTAACCTCAACGTTTGGGTTTTCGACATTGATAGTGTCGCCCGTTTTAGTCACTGTAGTAGGTGCTGCTTCGACTGGTTGAGCTACTTCTGTAGTTGTTGCTGGAGTTTCTGCAATCGGTTGAGATTCTACTGGTGCTGGTGCCAACACTTTTGGTGTTTCTGCCACTGTTTCGCTAGGTGTTTCTACTGGTGCCACTGCTTCAGACGGTGTCACCGTAACATTCCCAGCATTATCGGCAGTGTATACATTAGACACCGCTGGTTGTGTGTCTGCTACTGGTTGAGTAGCTTCATCGGCTGACACTGTGCCAGCCCCAATCAATAGAGCTGTAGCAATCGCTAGCGTTCCGCAAAGTCCATAGGCTTTTGATTTAGTGAATCCAGTTTTTGCGATTGTTTGAGTGTTGAAAGATTTCATGGTATAATCTCCTTGGTGTATTTTTCTTGCATGGGCCCTAACCCATGCTTTTTTAGTGCTCTCAATCCGCACCCATAGCCCACCGTTTCATGTTTTTCAATGTTTTTTTTAGAAAGGTATGTGTGTGAATATGTGGGTAAAGTTTATATTTTTTGGGGAAAAGTATAAGTTACACTCCACGGTGAGCCGTGGCTACGGATTGAAAGTTATGTTATTTGCTGTATTTCTGCTTGAGTCGTTCTTGTTTTTCCTCTGGGGTTTCAACCCATTCAAAGAACGGCTCTGGTTGTTTTGTTTTTTTCTTGGGAAATAGTTTTCTTAGTAGCTTCATGAGTTACCCCACTAACTGATCTAATGGCAATCCGTGGTCAGCGTTAAACTCTCGGACCTTTTCATCAATCATTCGATGTGGACGAACTTCAAATACTTCCACTCGCTCGTTTTGTTTTTTAGACCAAATCCAATTAATAAGTTTTTTCATTTTGCTTCTCCTTTTTGATTAAAATACATGGACACCACGCTCAGCCCATTTGTCACGCAAACGGTTTTGAGCGTCACCGTTATAGCTACAGATATAGAACGCCAAACCAAGATTTTCATTGCTGTGGCGTTTGTTGATGAGTTCTTCTTTGTAAGCCTCAGCGAACGCTTTGACCTCGTCCAAGTTTTCACCGCATGGGTAGAATAACCAGTCGTTATCTACCACAACGTGCCAGTTATTACCGAGTACAGTTTCGATTTTCTTATATTCAAATTCAGACATGATGTTGGTTTCCATTTCTTCCCCTAACCGCACTAGAGAACTAGTGAGGACTTTTTTAGGAGGCCTATTATAACTAATGGTATTGCTTGTATTGTTCTTAACAGGTATATGCCTCACTAGCTCACTGCTGCGGCTAGGGGTGTTAATGTTATTTGAATCTGTTTCTAGTTTTCCATTCGATGAAGGACTTGAAACCTTCATAGTTGATGAATACCAGTTTGTGTGTTGGGTTGAATACGTAGTCCCGAAAGTCTTTGTTATCCCTCATTTCTCGAATGAGGTTCTTTGCCATCGACTTCCCTAGACCTTCCCACCGCTGCATGAGGTGGTCGTAATCTCCCCACTCAGCCGTCTCATTAACTCCGACTGGTTTGTAGGTGATTTCCATAAGCTTCACCAGATTTCTTTCAATCCGTTTTCAAGAGCGATAAGCTCTTTTTGTTTTGGTGTCTCACGAATTTCAAATTTTGTGAAATCGTCGTAAGATAGATTTTCCAAGAATTTGACGGCATTTTTAGCGTCAACATGCTTGATGTTGGTGTACTTGGTCACGTTGAAAGCTTTCTTCAAACGTGAGTACATCAAGCGGATAAACTGACCTTTCTTCAAAGCGAACAGATTATCGCTAGGATGTGTTTTCTGCTCATTGAAGTACATATCTGCGAAAACACCAGCTTTACTAAAGACCACGCTTTTAATCTTGCTTGCTTCACCATCGTCGATATGGACTTTCTTGTTAACTTCTTCGACAAGCAACTCAATATCAGTGAGCTTTTGATTTGTCTTCTTAACATTTCTGTCCATTTCTTCCTTGATTCCGATAACTTCTTCCAAAAGCTGTTGGTTAACGGTGCTTTGTGCCACAAGGTTCATAGCTTGTTTTTTCTGCATTTCGACTGTTTCGGCGAGCAGATTTTCTTTTTTCTTATCTTTCTTTTTACTCATTGATAATTTCTCCTTCTATGATTGTTCTTCCGCTTTCTGGGATGATTTTGTTCATTTCATCTAACCAGTTTTCAGTTAGCGTCAAGATGTCTCTGAGCTTTTCAATCTGAGCATCCTTGCCAATTCCTTGGACAAGGGTTTTAAATCTGAGCGGTGCCATCTTGCTATCAAAGAAATCTTCAAATTCTGACACTAGGTTACTGAGTGTAAAGATATTAGTAACACTGTTTTCCAGCTTTTCTTTGTCCGCTCGTAAGTGTTCGATAGACTCTTTCAAGGCTAGTGCTTCCGAGGTTTCTTGCTCAAGCATTTCGTAAGACGCTTCTTTAAGTCGCAAACTTCTTTTGACCGAATCAAGCTCGTCCGATAGGTCTTTGTTCTTTCCTAGCAATTGCTTGTTAAGATCTTGTGTCGCTTGGTAATCGTCTGGGATGATTTCCTTTTCGATTACCTTTTCAATCGGTTTGACTGCTTTAGCACGTTCCAACTCACCCTTGACCGCTTCGAGTGCTTGGTCTTTGA